TTATCAGCACAAGTTCCATTGATTGTATGAGCAACATCGTAAATTGAAATTGTTGGAAAAGATGTTGAATATGCTATTGTTTTAATTCTATTTGATAATTCTATCATTTTTACAATTGTTGCTAATTTACTTGATTTAACATCATTTTTATTTTGTTCATATCTCATCATTTGATACACATAACCACCCAAATCTTTGGCATCAATATTCACTGGTTCGTTTTCTTTATTTAAAACTTGTATTTTAATATTTGGAAAATTTCTTTTTATATTTGTCCACCCACTAATTTTTCTTTTATCAGTATTTTTTTCATTTGTCACAATATTTGATTTTAAACCTGTACAACTTTGATCTTTTCTAAAGTCAAAATATGAATTTAAATCGTCATCAGTTATATAATAATCTTTTGTGCCACCCTCATCATTCATTAATGTATTAAATAATTCTATTTGGTCATTTAGAACTTCAGGTCCTGAATATATTTGTGATAATTCAGCTGCTTTTACAAATATATCACAACATTCTCTACTCATATTATTTAAATGTTTTAATGGAAATTGTGTCATTGTTCCAAATAAATCAAAAAAATTAATTTTACTGGAAACACTTTTTTTTATTTGTTCTATTTGTTCTATTGAAACATCACTTGTTTCTATTGGTTTTATTTGTTCTATTTGTTTTTTTAATGTATTTTTTATTTTATTATCATCATTATCATCATTATATTCAAATTTATAAACAAATGGATCTTCACGTGTACAACTATATTGTGTGAATGGATCTTTATTATCAAAATTAAAAACGTTTGTTTTTTCTTGCGTATCTTCTGCTAGAGGTGCTTGTCGTGGGTTTACTAATTGTATTTCTTTAACAAAATGAGATTTTAAAATACTTTCAAAATTATCATAATCATATTCATTACTTCCATTTTTATTTTTAATTTCAATACCAGTATCAGTATCAGTATTAGTATTCATATCATTCACAGTAATTGTATAATCACTATCATTAACATCTGTATCAGAAAATGTGAAGTTATATATTTTTTTAGTATTTTGTTCATTATTTTGTTCATTATTTTGTTCATTATTTTGTTCATTATTTTGTTCATTATTTTGTTCATTATTTTGTTGATTATTTTGTTCATCTATTTTATCTTTAACAGCATTTTTTAACCTACTAACAAAAGTATTCATTTTTTCTTTATTTTCTTTATAATTATTCACAAATTCACTAAGAGAATCTCTCTTATTAGAGTCATTACTATAAGTAATGCCTAATCTGTTTCTAATATTTTCTTTATTTTTTAATAAACCTGATATTCCTACAAGATAATTAGCCATAATCTATATATATATAAAATTGTATAGATAAAATTTATTGATTAAACATTAAATTATAAGATAAACTACATAAGTATATAATAATAAACTTCTTAGAGACCATGTATATGGCAATGCCTTATGAAAAATATAAATCATCAAATATATTTTTTGGTGAACCAATTAAAAATACAATTATAGAGAATAGTGTTTTTCGAAGAATAATATATTCACAGCCTGAGATATCATTTAATAGTATTAATATCTATTTTACATTTAATTATATAACAATTAAAAAGTTTTATAATAAATGGAAATGTGTTATTAATGATCCCATTAATAAAACAAATCTGTTAAATATAGAAAATACAATTCTAAACAAGTTAAATATTAATAATAAAAAACCTATATATGGTATAACCCAACAGGTCCAGAATAATGTGATTAAAATATTTTCTGATAGAATGACAAGTGGTGAATTTATTGATTATACAATAGTATTGCGTATATCGGGTATATGGGAAAGTGATAAAGAGTATGGTATTACATTTAAATTTGTTGATTATCGTGAAAAGAATAAAATGTAAATATTAAAAATTGGCGTTAATTATTTGATAATGTGTCATTACAAATCATCCAATCTCCAGTGGTAATAATATTTTTAGGATGATTTTTTAATGCGAATACTATATCTAATGTATGATATATAATAATTCCAATTGCTATATAATAAATGAATGAATTAACTTGACGAGGTAAAAGTTCGGGATTAAAAGCATATATACTTCCTAATAAACCGATTAATAAAGTAGATACTAATATAATCATTCTGTCGATAATATATAAATTATTTATTTTTTTATTAAATATACTTGATAATGTTTTTCCTTTTTGTTCAGATTGGCATTTTCCACTTATTGTTCTTGATATAGATTTAAAAAATTTTAAATTAACAATAATATCCATAAGAAATGCGGAGAAGATAGTTATTTTCAAAATAATATTTCCTTTATTGTTAGTATTAAAAAGATGAAATAGTCCATAAAAGAATCCGATCCATGATAATCCATTAAAATATCCAATTTCTTTTATATAAGGAACAGATGGTAAAAAAGTAAATAGAATAAGTAAAAAACTTAATACAATTAATACAAGTGAGAAAATTAATTCGAGTGGTTTTGTTATATCCATTGTTAATATAATTATACAATATAATTAATTATATTAAATTAATTTAATGAATTTTTAACGAGATTTATAATTTCGTTTATATGACAAGAGAGGTATGTATCTTTTAAATGTGCTAATTTAATGAATTTAGGTTTTTTCATTTGTTTTGTTTTATAAAATATATATGCTCCATATTTACTTTTACGAATAGTGATATCATTATTTATTTTTCTTAGTATATTCATATCTAAATCACCTTGTTTTTCCCCACTTACAATATCAATTACATCAGCTAATGTAACTTTTTCATATGATTTATCAATACTTTTTATACTTATTTTTTTATCATTATACTGAATATATAGACCATACCTTCCTTTATATAATATAATATTTTGGTCACGAAAAGTTCCTAATTCACGCGATGTATTATTTTCATTATCTAAAACATCTTGTAATTGAATATTGTTTTTTCTAATATCATCTAATGTAATACCCTCTTTAACCTTTTTCCATATTATAGTATCATCATCACTTTTATATTTTATCACAGGTCCATAATTTCCAATTATAAATTCGTGATTATCGTCAAATTTGTATGATAATTTACCGTGTTTTCCGTTTTTATATTTTTGTACAGACATATTAATATCATTATAATAATCATTACATACTTCATTTTTAACCATTAATTTTTCTTTTATATGATCTAATTTATTTTCCATCATTTTTGTATAATCGTAATTTAATATGTCATTAAAATGTTCTTCAAGAAATTCAATAACCATTTGTCCAACCGGTTGTATTATTAATTTATTTTTTTCACTACCAAATATACCTTGTTCTTCTTTTTCTATTAGTTCTTCTCCGTCTAATTCAAAATTTACAACATTTACTTTACGACCTTCAATATTTTTTTTCTTTACATAACCTCTTTCTTGTATTTTATCAACAATACTTGAAAATGTAGATGGTCTTCCAATACCTTTATCTTCTAATTCTTGAACGAGTTTTGCTTCATTAATATAACTTTTTGTATTTTTCAAGCTACATTTACTTATTATTTTATTATATATTACATCATTACCATTGTCGATACCGTTGTCATTTCCATTATTATAATTTTGAAAATATGAATAATATGGGTCATCTTGTATATTATCTACTAATAAATAACCAGGATTTTTAACAGCAAGTGATGTATATTTATACTGAGTATCTTGAATAGTTGGTATTGTTAAAATAATTTTATTGAATAAAGCAGGAAACATACAGCATTTTATTGTATGTGAATGTATAAATGAATATAATCGTTTTTCTTTATTCCCTAAAGAAGAAGGTAAAGAAGTTAAATTAGGGTCAGTTGGTCGTATACCTTCGTGTGCTTCTTGAGCAAGATTATCTTTTGTTGTATCTTTATTAGATTTTATAGAAGTAGAAAAATTAAGTTCACGATTTGATTTTCCTTTACCGTATGTATTATCAATATAGTCAAAAGCTGAATCTAAAAATTCATTACTTAAAATAGCACTATCAGTTCTCATATATGTAATAAAACCATTTTCATATAATTTTTGACACAATGACATTGTTTCTTTTGGACTAAAATGTAAATTAGAACTTGAAAGTTGCTGTAATGTTGATGTAATTAATGGTTTTGGAGGTGTTCGTTTTGTTTCAGTTACATCAGAACAGAACATTTTATAATCTATAGCACTTTCTTCAAGAAATTGTTCCATTTCTTCTTTTGTTTTATGATTTTTTGATAATTCAAATGGAATATTCTTTGATGTAAAATAACCAACCGTATTATAACTAAATGTTCCTGGATTATCATTTACAATTTTATTATTTTCCCATACAATACGTAATGCTGGTGTTTGACATCGTCCCGCACTAAGTCCATTTTTATTTTTTCTTGAAATAGAATCCCATAATAGAGGAGATATTTTAAATCCTAACGCCATATCAACTATTTGTCGTGTATGTTGTGCGTCAACAATAGACATATTTATATATCTTGGATTATCTATTGCTTTTTTAATAGCAGGTTTTGTAATTTCCTGAAAAACAATACGTTTTGTTGTTTTTATATCTAAATTAAATAAATCACAAATATGCCATGCTATTCCTTCACCTTCACGGTCATCATCCGTAGCAATAATAGTTTCAGATGATTTTCTTATTGCTGTTTTAAGAGAATTTATATATTTACTTTTCTCTTCTTGTAAATCAAAATGTATATTATAGTTATCATCAATATCTTTTAATGTTTTTAATTGTCTAAAATGTCCATAGGTAGCAATACAACTATAATTATCGTTACCAAGATAATTTTCTATTTTTTTACATTTAGCAGGAGATTCTACAATAACCAACTTTTTCTTCATTTACTATCTCTTAATGACATAGTTTTATACTCTTTCCAATTTATGTTTATTGACTTTTTGTTATTATTAACAACTTGTTGAGAAGCATCTCTATAATTTAATGATTCAGATTCACGTAAAGCAGTATCTACATATAATTTTTTTAATAATTTTCCAATTTCATATGAACCTTCATGTTGATCCAATTCTTCATTTTCAATACGTGATAATACATCAATAAATTGATTAAAAATAGTTAAATCAAGTTGGTCTTCTATAATTTTACTAAAAATATCCATATAATTATTAAAAAGAAATGAACACTTTTCAATACATATTTTTTGAAATTGTTCATTATTTGTAACCATAATTCCTTTATGTTTCTGTTTTAACATTTCTAACATTGCAACATCTTTACGTATTAAAGAACTATGTTTTAAATTACGTATTTGGTCTGTTTGGTCTTCTACGTTATTTTCTTGAATCATACGTTTCAATTGTAATTTTTCGCGTTCATTCATTTAAAGAATAAATATATTTAATTTTAAATCTTTTTATCTATTAAATATATATATTAATGTCAAATACTAAATTACCACAATATGTCCCTCAATGTGTAGGAACAGCAAGTTCTTGCACTCAAGCAATAGACAATAATAATGAAACAAATAAAGCAAAATACTTTGGTGGAAAAAATATAAAAAAATCTTTGAGACGCAATATCATAAACTATAAAGGTGGAAATATAGAAACAAAAACTCAAGTTGAAATATCACCAATTGGTGTTACCGGTGGACCTTCTGACAACCACGCATCTATCATTGCTAGTAAACTTACAGAATTACACAATCAAGGTCAAGAAAATAGTCAATATGAAAAAGATTTAAATATGGGAGGTAATGAAGATTTCAATAATCAACCTATTGTTGGTGGTAAAAAAAATAAAAAGAAAACTATAAACAAAAAGAAGACTATAAACAAAAAGAAAACTATAAACAAAAAGAAGACTATAAGCAAAAAGAAAAATAAAAAAACAAAAAAGAATACAAAACAAATGTCAAAAAAATAATTATTATATAAAATCTATACTTGTTTAACACATATAACCCTTATACAAATAGGATCTTCATCCTTGTATTTCGCCATATCATTTTTTTCTTCAATATAAAGAATGTTAAATTTATGTTCATTTAATATTTTTTTCAAATATTCTATATTTGTATAATTTCTATAATGTGTTTTACCGTGATAAACGTATTCATTTTCACCTTTATCACTACGTGTTTCAATACATAAATAAGAATCGTTTTCAATTGAATTTAAAAAATTATTATGTTGTTCATTTGTTATACTATGAAATGTAAATCTTGAATAAATAATATCATATCCTTTTTTATTATAATCTACAAAATCATCACATTCAAATATAAGATTATCTTTATTGTTAGGAACAAAACCACTATTATCAATTGCTTTTACATTATATTTTTCAGATAATTTAAAACTATCTCTTCCATTACCACAACCACAATCTAAAACATTTAATATATTATTTTTGTTTTTAAAATATTCCATTATGAAATCACAAAAACCTGAACAATTTGATATATTTTGTGATTTATTATTATAGAAATTATTCCAATATGTTTGTTCGTTTTTATTCATATTATATTATATTATATTATATCAATACATATAATGACTGGTTATTATACGAATCAAGAATCACTAAATAAAACATTAATGTTTATTATAAAATTATTAAATGAAAATAATTTTGATAATTGGTTTATTGCTTATGGTACATTACTTGGAATAGTTAGAGAGAATTCTTGTATTCAAAATGATGATGATATAGATATAATGATTGATAATAAACATTATGATAAATTAAAAAAATTATTAATATCAAAGGGATTAGAGATTGAATATGGATATGATATTAAGAATTCAAAAGATATATTAAAAACAAAAGGAAATAAGAATTTAGTTACTATGGACTTTTATATGGCTAAGTTAGATAATGATGGAAATTTTCATGATAATTGGGAAAAAGTTACTTGGACAAATTGTTTTAATTCAGAAAATACATTAATTGAATATATATGGAATGAAAATAAACTATATTTACCAAATAATTATGAAAAAAAACTATATAATAGATATGGTAACGACTGGAAAACACCTAAACAAACAAAAGGAGATAGAAGAAATAAAAATATTTAAGTTTTAATTAATATAAATTTACAAAAAGTTCAAAGGGTTCAAAGGGTTAATAACATTATTTGAACTATCCCTTTCTTCATTTTCATTATTATTGTTCGTTGTATTTACTGTAGAAGGAATAGTTACAATAGGTGTATGATTATCTGTAGTTGTATTATCAACGTTATTGTAATGATTTATTCTATCAATAGTATACGTTATAACTTCATTACTTATTAAGTTTGTTGTATTTAAATCAAAACTATTTATTAAATTACTTGAATTTTGATAATAATACATAGGAGCAGCTATATACGTTGGTTGTATATTATTAGACTCATAAATTGGTAAATATCTAAAATCTAATGATTGAACATTATATGGTTCAATCATATTATTGATTATATTATCATTATTATATTCATTTGATGATAAATTTTGTGTGGAAATATTATCAGTATTATCAGTATTATTAGTGTTATTAGTGTTATTAGTATTATTAGTATTATTAGTATTATTAGTATTATTAGTATTATTAGTATTATTAGTATTATTAGTATTATTAGTATTATCATTATTAGTATTATCATTTTCATCATCACTATCTTCTTCAAAATTATTATCTTCTTCAAAATCATTATCTTCTTCACTATTATAAATAATAAATGATTCTTCATCATCTTCAGATTCTTCGCTATCTTGAGATACGCGTGTATTATTTTGTGTTGTTTCTGGAATAGATATATTTGATGTTAATGTTCCTTGTCGATCAATATTGTAAGTTACACTACTATTTGTTGTAAATGTTAGATTAGTTCGTCTTACTTCATCAACATCAACTTCAAAATCATAAGAATCGTTATTTCCAAATGTTCTTGGTAATATATTTATGTTATCATCTACATTTTCTTCATTATCAGTTATATTAAAATTATTATATTTATTTTTTGATATATAATTTGTAAGATCAAATATTGTTTTTTTTATTTTATCATTACCATTAAAATTATCGGTGTGATAAAATTTATTTGGTAATATTTTTTTTTGAAATAGTGTAATTCTATTATAAATATTCTTTATATTTCCTGATGTATCTCTTTGTAATGTATGAACTTTTTTTACAATTTTTCTACCAAATGTTGGATTATCTTTGAAGAATATTTTTAATTTTAATTTCAAAATTCGTGAATAATAAAATCGTTTACTTTGACATGTTGAATAACAAGAAAGTAAATATAACTCTATATAATATTTAAAATGTTTTCGTAATAGTTGAACAGGAAATGTTGTATTTATTTTATGATATATACCTATATCCAAACAATATTTTTTAAAAACACGTTTACTGTAGTTTAAAATTTCATAATTAGACATATTTTTCACCTTTTCTTTAATAATATCTTCACGAATAGTTGGTAATGTAAATTCCTGAAAATATTTTATATTAAAATTATTACGAAAGTATTCTTTATATACATCAGATGAACGAAATGGTCTACTTTCAAGAAAGAAATATATGTTATATAACTGTGAAATTGTAAAAGGGTTATTTGTAAAAGGATTACATATCATTTTTGGTGTCGAAAACCAATCATCTTGCATTGTAAGATTTTTTTTTGTAATTTTATATAAATCTTTTGAATAAAATTTATAAACACGATTATTATCAATAATAAACATAATATCTTCTTTTTTATAATCATCTAACTTATTTTCCATACACATATCATATTCATAATCATATTTTTTTCTATATTTTAGTATACAACTTCTTGCAAAACGATTTAATATATTATAATAATTACATGATTTAATATAATATTCCATACATTGTTCTTTTGTATTATAAGATAATACCCTATTTTTAATAATATTATAAAATGATAAAATCTTATAATCTACATTAACTAAGTATGTATAAATATTACTATTATGGAATACATTATTATATGATGATAACACATTTCTATTATCATTAATTATCATATTTTTTATAATTTTTACATATATTATATTTAACATAGGAGATACATTTACATAATCTAACGGATTCATATTTATTTGTTCTATATCACCAAACATAAAAGTTTTTGTTTCATCTTTGTTTTGTAATTCTTGTTTATTTGATTTTAATAAATCTGTATTTGAATATACCATACTCTTTGAAGTTTTTGACATTATATTTAATTATTAAAAATATAATGTAATTATAATTCAATTTTATTGTTTTACTATTTTACACATTTGAACATTTAAAATGCTGACTTATTTCTCATATTATTTTTATATTTTATACAAATACATTTAAAATTGAATTATTTTCAATAAAAATAAATATTTTATATAAATAATTACGATGTTTCAATCATCAAAAACCTTTATGAATGTGTGCCGATGGGCAATCCAGAAACCACTTATTAATGACACCGCCAAAGAAAAAGTATGGGGAAATATGATTATCGGTTACGAAAACGCAACCAGTCAATGGACTACCAAACTGGGTGAATATTTTGTAGAAGAATTATTATACAAACTCGGTTACAATGTCCGTCAATGTAAAAAAATAGGACATTATAATCCAGACCGAGAAACTGATGAGTATATAGTCGAGGTCAAAACACGTAATTGGACGACCACTGGTACTGCTGGAGAAAAAGTTTACGGGACCCCATTGAAATACGCTGGTATACCGAAAGCTACAGGTAAACCTCTCTTAATTGTGTGTGTCGCTTTTCAAGAATACGAATTTACTTACGGTAATACGCCTGTATTTGGTTCAACTGTTCATGAAGACCAACAAGAATTTTTAGACTTTTATAGAAGTAAAAATATTTATTATATACCTTGTTCCTACTTAATTTATTTATATTTGACTCAACAAAAAATTTCACTTGACAACATTTGTCCTATGAATAATATATTACCTCCATTGTCGTTGATTCCGGATTCTTTGAATTTATCGCTCGTCGTGCCTTCACCTCCTGACACTGAAACCCATCATGAAAATACTCTTTGACCATAGCTACTTTTGAATTACTTAGTGAAAATCGTATATATTTTTTATCTAATTTTACGAGTTTTTCAAAGAGACTTGTATGTTCCTTTATTGTGAAACCGTCACTATTATAATCGACAAAAGACGTTTTATTTTCAGGAACATATGGTGGATCACAATAAATATAATCATTTGGTTTTACAAAATTAAAAGATTCTTCAAAATGACAACATTTAAATGTTACTTTCTGTAATAAACTGCTTATTTCCATAATTGTTTGTTCTGTTATAATACTTGGATTTTTATAGTGACCATAAGGCACATTAAAGCCATTGGGTCCCTCTCTATATAAACCACGGAAACATAATTTATTTAATAACATAAATAATACTGATGCTTCTATACAACACTTATCTTCAATTTCATTATAGCATTTTCGTAACCAGTAATAATAACTTTCTTTTGAGGTTGTTGCTTCATTCATATTCGTGGGTTTACGATTCACTTCAGTTCCTGTTATGTTTTCAAAAATATATTTATGTTCACATATAGCGTGATATATCTTTCGAGGATTTGTTTTTACATTATCATATAAACTTATAAGAGCTTTGTTATAGTCATATGCGTATATATTTCCTTTAATTACAATATCTCCAATTCTTTCTAATGATAAAATAGCAAATAATACGCTTCCACCACCAAGAAAGAATTCGTGATAATTGTTTATCTCTCTTGGAACTGTTTTCAAAACCTCCTCTATAATTTGAGTTTTTCCACCCACCCATTTCAAAAAGGGTTTTTGTAATTTTGTCTTGTCCATTGTTGTTATATATATGCTATTATCATTATTATTATTATTCAATTTTATATTTTCTTCAATGTATGATGACATTTTATTATATATATAATAATAAAATACCTCTATTTATATTTCATTGTATTATTTACAAAAAAAATGGTCAAAATAATTCATTGAAATTTGTATTTACTATATAAACATATTGAATTCTTTGATTAATTCTTGTTTAGATATTGATTTAGGTCCTACGGTATTATTAAACTTATATTTGATTTTTGATAATTCATTTATATTATCAAATATAGGTTTATCATTTGTAAATTTTATAAAATAATGTGATTGTTCACTTTTTTCTTTTATATTTATATCAACATTTCCTGCATTAACACCTACACGACGAAATGATATATCTGGATTATCATTTTTATTTACAAAAACAAAATTATTGGGCTCTATTTTTTTAGTAATAATTCGATTAGTAGATTTTTTTTCCCAAATTTGAAATACACAAGGAACATCGTGTTCTTTACCATCTACTATAAAGGAGTTATTTGGTAAATCAAACTCATATATAAGATGAAAATTTAATGGAAATGCTTTTTGTAAACTATCCTTCTTAAAACTTTTGGGTAAAATAAATGAAATAGTATTACAAAATTCACAGGACTTTTTAATAAATTTAATTGCTAATGATGATTGTCTACCAAATGGAGGATTTCCTATTATATGTATTTTGTTATATTTTTTTTTAATATCTTGATAATTACCTAATAAGTAATCTTGTTTTAATATTTCATCGTGTTCTGGTTCTAAATCATAAAATTTATAATTATCTGTTAATGATTTAATATTATTAATAAATGAACCATTACCGGCACTTGGTTCAATTATTATATCATTTCTATCTATTTTTATATATTTCTCTATCATAACAATACATAGGTTGACAACACTATAACAAGTGTAATATTTATCTATTGTATTCCTATTTAATCCTTTTTGTTGTTTAATTTTATATATACATTGATTTTCTGTTATATTTTTATTCATTAATACTGTATAAAATATATAAATATTCCTTGAAATCAATTTTTAATAATCTATAAAAAAAAATGATTTCAATATTTAATTATATAAACAATAATAATGAATAATACAAAAATACCAAAATATAAAATAAATGATAATGTAAAATTATTTATAGGAGATACAAATCATATAATAAAAAATAATTTAGATTCAATACAAAATATCGATTTAATTTATATGGACCCACCATATCATACTAATAGGAATTTTACATTAACTTGTGATAATATTGATATAGGTTTTAATGATAAATGGGATGATAATGATTATGAAATATGGATTACCGAATTTATTTTAAATTTGAAAAGTGTTTTATCTAAAAAAGGTTCATTGATAATACATATAACGTCTGAAAATAGTTTTATAATAGAAAAAATATTACGCAATCATTTTATAAATATTGAAAAAATATATTGGAAAAGATGTCATGGAAAGAATATTGTAAAAAATAAATTCGGTGCTGTTATTGATATTTTATTTATAGCGTATAATAAAAAAAGAATATTTAATGAAATACGTATTCCAATAGATCAGGATTCAGTATGGGCATTTAAAAATAAAGACAATAATGGATATTATAGCCTTGGTGCGTTAAAACATGATAGAACACGTAAAGGTTATCAATTTACTATAATACATGATAATGTTGAATATTCAAATGAATATGGTTGGAAACAACCAAAAGAAAATGTTGAAAATATGATAAAAGAAAATAGAATACATTTTGTGCCAAAAAATAAAAATATGTATGTTAAAATTTATAAACATGAGCATAAGGGTAAACCATTATCAAATTTATGGGATGATATTCATTCAATAACAAGAACAAATAAGGACCCAAGATTATATCCAACACAAAAACCTCAAAAATTATTAGAAAGATTAATAAAAATATTTTCAAATGAAGATAGTGTTATATTTGATCCAGTATGTGGTTCAGGAACAACTGGATTTGTGGCTGATAAGTTGAATCGAAAATGTATTTTATCTGATATTAATAATAATGTGGTTGATATTATTAAAAAAAGATTTAATGAAAAAATATATAACATATAAAAATAAATAATTTATATATCTGATAATTCTTTAAAATAATTAATAATTTTATTATTTACATATGTTTCATTATTACCATATATAATATAGTATTTTGTTATATCATTATAAAATGGAATATTCATATCAATAAATTCTTGAATCTGTTTTGTTTGATTTATACATTTAATTGTATAATTATTTACACTCATTGTAAAATATTTTAATGATTTGTAAGCATTTATTTTTTTTATTTTTTCATTATGTAATTTACAATAATGTCTGTATAATTTATCAACTTTATGTTGAATACCACAAATTGTATTATTAATACCATACGTATTCATATATTTGTTTATAGAATTAATATCTTTTATCATATCATTCATTTCTGTAATTACATCATTATACTTCCATATCCAATAATATGATAATATAATATCTTTTATATATTCAGGTAAATTTCTATATATTGACATCAATAACTAATATGATAACAATATATAATAAAATTGATTATTATTTCTATTATATTTTATATACTATAAATTATAATGTCAAATTTAAATTTAAATAGACAATCTGGATATCTTGAAGTTATTTTTGGTCCAATGTTTTCAGGAAAAACAACCCATATCATACAAAAATATAAACAGCATAAATTACTGGGACATAAAATATCAGTAATTAATTATATTGATGATAATAGATATAGTGATACAGAACTAAGTTCACACGACCATATAAAAATAAACTGTATACTTACAAAAAAATTAAAAGATATTAATAATAATGAAATTAAAAATTCACAAGTAATTATGATTAATGAAGGACAATTCTTTGAAGATTTATATGATTTTGTTTTAGAAATGATAGAAATTCATAATAAGTGTGTTTATGTATGTGGTCTTGATAGTGATTTTGAAAGAAAGAAATTTGGTGATATTCTGGAACTCATACCATTAAGTGATAATATTATAAAATTAAAAAGTCTATGTATGTCTTGTAAAGATGGAACTTATGCTATATTTTCAAAAAGATTAACAGAAGAAGATAATCAAATTGTAATAGGTAGTGATAATTATATACCTGTTTGTAGAAAATGTTATTTACAATCTTAGATAAATTAAACAATAAAAAACAACATAATAATATTATATTGTTTTTTAATTAAAATTTTATTTTTTATTTCTATTTTTTATTTCTATTTTTTATTTCTATTTTTTATTTCTATTTTT